CACCAATGCCGATTGCGATTGCCGTGATTGGGTTGATGCTCATTGCAATGTTGATTGCCACGATTGCTGCGGCGACTGCAGCTAAGGCAACGGCAAGAACTGTGAAGACCTCGGGATGTTTTGCAGCCCAATCAGAGAACTTTTGAAGGATGGGGACGATTGCTTCCACGACTGGCATGAGCGACGCGCCGATTGACTCTTTTGTTTCGTCAAGGGCAAGTTTCATTCTGGCAAATTTGCCTGCGGTGGTTTCGGCTGCGTCTGATGCTGCACCGCCGAAAGTCTTTGACATCGCTTGCATGACTTCGTCAAGGGTTGCTCCACCCTTGATCATGTCGCGAAGTTCTGGAGACAATTTGGCAAGGGCGGTCATGTTGCCCCCGTATGCCCGTTCCAATGCTTTTGTGGTTGCCTCGAGGCTGAGACCCTTGGCACTGGAGATGTCCATAGCAGCCGATGCCAACTCCTGCGCCTTGGTGATGGAACCAGTTGCGCGGACAAGACCGCCAAGTGCCGGACGAAGTTCATCGTCAGTAACTCCAAGCAATCTGCCCTGGACAGTAATCCAGTCTTCGTTTGCTTTAATTTGAGTGTCGGTTGCGCCTGTGGTGCGTCGAATTTGTTCGGCAAGTTTGTCCTGCGCGGCTGCATCTTCAATTGCACCCTTGACTGCTGATCCAAGTGCAGCGGTCAGACCCGCCAATGCGGCAGCTGCGGGAACCGCTGCTTTTTTGATTGCAAATTGCGCCTTCTCACCATTGGTCTCAAGATTTTTGAATTCCTTAACGGCGGATGAGATTCCTTTGCCGTCGAATGACGTGACGATTGGGATAGCGATTGTCATTTGAGTTCTCTTTCAACGCGGGCTTTTACTTCGTTAGTGGCGCGAAGCATTTCGCCTTCAATCTCGCGACGTTTGCGAAAGACGGCAGGCCCGAGAATGCGCGTATGGTTCGGGCGCAATTGCCCGAGGGAATCCCCCAGGCGGTTTTGATTGGCGCGTCCTGCTGCTTCAAAGACGGCTGCTGCGACATTGGTCTGGGTGATGTAGATGAGGGAAGTTGCCTCTCGAGAAGCGTCAACTTTCAACTTGACTCCAGAGACTGCCTTTGCCACAGAGAAGGGGAATATCTTTTTATTGGCTTGTTCCCATTTGCGCGCCATACCAGACAGAGGAACCTTTGTGTAGCTCTTCTGGACTTCCTGAATGGCGGGTTGAGCGATACGGGTTGCGTCGGCGGTGAACTGCTTGCGGAGACCAGGCTCAATCTTGTTGAGCGAACGAATAGCGTCACGAACTCCGACGACTTCAAGTGAAGTGTTTGTTGTCATCGTCTGCTCCTTTGTGCTTTCTGTTGTTCGTTCAACACGTCAACAACCGTGAAGAGATCGTCTGTGTCGAATGGGATGTCGGGTGTCCAGTATCCAGTCGCGACAAGAACCTCCGCTAGTGAGCGTCGGAAACTGCCGCTTCTGTAAAACTTGGAGCATCCTCCGACACGACCTCAATGGACTTTGTTTTTTTGATGAATTCGTCAAAGGCGAGCGGAGTGGTGATTCCCGCAGCTCGCGCAGATTCAAATGCAAAGAATGCAAGGTCTTCTGCGCCGATGCCGTTTGCGAGACTGGATGCTTGTCGTTTGAATTTGCGTTCCCATGCCACGACAACGAATAGATTCGTTTCGCATTCATAAGGGTCGCCTTCAATCGGTGTTACTTGTAGTCGGATTTTCATTTGTTTCCCTCTTCTATTTTTTAGACGATGTCTCGGACCCAGGTGCCGTTGGTCAGGCTGATTGAGGCTACGGCAAGGGTGCCGATGGACGACATGATGACCGGAGCGGCGTCCAATGTGCACGTCGTAATTGTGTATTCAGGGTTGCTCGGACCTTCGGTTGTGCCAGAAGGGGAGACAACGATTGTGCATGAACCCGCTGCGACGATTGCTGCAAGAAGGGTTTCGATTTCTCCAACGCCGTATGAAAGATAGAGGTCAAGGTTAACTGCCACCGATTGGAGGCCTTTTGTTGCCTGTCGACCTGTATCTGATAGCGATGTGCTCTCAAGGAGCTCGTAGCCCACCATTACTTCACATTTAGAAAGTTGATCGCTGACGTCAATTGCTGATCCGCCAGTTGGGGTGATGTTACAGGTGGCTCCAGAAAGGAATGTGCTTGTTGCCATTGGTGGCTCCTTAGTTTCTCTTCACGGCGATTGCCACCGTGAGGTCGTATGTGGGTATGTCTTGCCCGCCGTAGTTTGCATTGCCTGGACGGGCGTCTGTAACTGCGATGGGCGAGTTCATGATGGTGTCAACTGTTGACATCAAATAATCTCCGCTGTCTTGGTTGCCTGGGGGCGCTGCAAGAATGCGGACTGGAATGCGAAAGTCGCCCACGTTGTAAGTGAACGAAGTCATGACGGGAAGTTCAATCATGACGGACATTGGTCGCGCGTTGCGCGGGTCTGTGACTGGTTTGAGACCGAGAGCTGTGAGTTGTGTTTTGATTGCGTTGACTGCGTCGACGAGGATTCCTGTTGCAGCCATTACGCGACCTGTGGTCTTCCGCAGCCAATGAGGGCCATGATGCGTCCCATTGTTGAGGGAATGGGGATTGAAGACATTGCGTCAAATGAGGCGAAGGAATCTGCTGATCCGCGCTCGCGGTAGAGGGTTGCTGCGTACATGATTGTGCCGAGTTTGACGTCGGCACCTGGCACCGTAGATTGCGAATCGGTGTAGCCCGCTTCGCGACGTTTCCGAAATATGTAGTTGTTTGCAGCGTTAACGCAGACTGTGATGAAGGCCGTGTCATTGGCCGAAGCGACGTCAATTCCGAGCCAACTGGTTACGTCACTTGAATTTATCCAAGACACAGAAGGAGTGAATGTGACTGTGCCGGTAGCGATAGACCGTTCGTAGTCTGTGCCTGCGTTCACATACATGAACTGGTAAAGACGAATTACATCGGAGTCAAATTCAAGGTCGCCCTCGTCAGATACCCCGATGAACTCGAAGTCTTGTGTTGAAACAATTTTATGAGTTCCAGAGAACCCGTGGTCTGCGCCTGCAATGACCACAGAGTCTCCGACTTGTATGCCTGTTTCAACGAGGGTCTGAAGAATGGCGTACCCATCGAGGCGCGTATGAAACGCGAGATCGTAAGTAGCCATTGTTCTTCAGTCCCTTTAAGAGTTCGCCTGAATTAGACGAACGCAGCCTTGATGGTGAGCGTTGGGTCAATGACCTTCGATGCCCAGTAGCCACGGAACGCAATTTGGCGAGAGAGCTGCGAAGGCATCTCCACTGATATTGCCCCTTTCGCCAATTCATACGATTCAAGCGCACGAGGGTCAAGGATGGTCATACCAGCAGAAGTCAAGTTGCGGTCAACTACGACGCGAAGACCGAAGGCAAATGCGCCCTGTGTCGATGCGACGTTAAGTGAACCGTAAGCGTTCATCGGGCCAACCTGTGGGAACAACGGTCTGTCTGCTGTATCCGAAAGCGATCCCATCAATTTCCAGACGTTTGGACTGACAGCCAAGATTGACGGAAGGTTTCCGTTTGAACCCGAAAGGATGTCTGCAGCTGCGGTGTACATCCACTCGACCCAATATGCAGGGTCTGCGATTGATGCGTTTGCAAAGTTGTTGCTGTTGGTTGTGCCAGTCTGCAACTCTGAACAAGCGAGCAGGTCTGTCCGATCTGCATATACGCGTCCCATGTCGTCCAACAATGCGCCGAGAACTTCTGGCTGTGACCAGTCCATTGAAGCCTCTGAGATTTCAACGTATCCACCTTGAATTGTCTTGGTGATTTGTACGTCTTCGATTTCAAAAGTTGAAGCAGTGATTGTCGTGTTCTGTGTTGCAGTGCCAATTGAACTGTTTGTTTTTACTACAGGACGAATGAAGACTGCGCCTCCCTGAGGCATCGGACGAAGAATTGTGGCATCCACGAGAGGGCGCGAGCCTACAAACGAGTTGAACACATTTTGAACGATGGGGGTCGGGATGACGCCTGGAATATCGACTGTGGTGATGTCTGGAGCGGCTGCGCGAATGTTGTCGTTCAACTGTGCGAAGTCGTGACCACCGCGAACGAATGACGCAATGTATTCAGACGCTGAAGGAAGTTTGAATTCGCGTCGTGCTGAAGCGAAAATTGGTGATGTTGGGATGGCGTCGGGCGCGGAGGCTTCGACTTGGTTTTCTTGTGACATTGTTTCCTCCTGGAGACTTGTGTCGGGTTGGGGTTCGGTTGACTCTTCTTCGACCTCTGGGTCGGGTTCTGAGGCAGCGATGGAATCGATGGTCGCGTCGGCAAATGCCGGAACTGCGACAACCGAAAGTTCTGACAATATGGCTGACGAGACAATCATGACTCCGCTTTTGTCGTACTTGAATTTCTTTGGGATTGCGCCGACTGAAACTGAGTCGTATGCAGACATTTGAATCAACTCGACCACGTCATCTGCAGCCTTGCTGCGGGCAAACGTGGCACTGAAGCCGAGACCGTTGTCTAGATCGACAAGTTCGCTGACGATTCCGATTGGGCGTCCGTCGTGGTTTTCAAGAAGTCGCGCGGACTTGGCATTCAAGTCAAAGGCTCCGCGCTTGAACATGACCTTTTCGCCACCTGAAACGGTTGCGACGGTGTCCCACGGGACGGCAATGCCAGTAATGGTGCGCGGTGCATCATCTCCAGCTGCTGCGTCAAGAGTGACGGGGACAGCGGTGAACTTAATCATGAAGGAATCTCCTCAAGGTCTGGAACTTGTGGTTCGACTAAAACATCTGACATTTCGCCAACGGCTAGAAGGTCGTCTGTGTCAAATTTGACGTAGCGTCCGCGACTGACAACATCGTTCATGCTGAGACGAGAAGTAATGGCGGTAGCCAGCATGTGCGCCCCGAAGAGCCATAGATCCTGACGAGCCTGAGACGCATTTTGATAAGTCATTGACGCGCCAGGCGTTGGTGCCGAAACGAGGTAAGCAGGTACCGAGCAAATTCTGCTGAGGTCA